TGAGGAGCTACACGCAATTGATTGCATATCAGTTGCCCACCTCCTCAGTCGCACCCTGCCCACCCTCATCGCCACCCTCATCGCCGCCCTTTTTGTCCGGGACATCCTCCGCCGAAATAGGTTCTGGCAGATCGATCACTTCCTGGGCAGCAGCCGGAAGCGCCGCAATCATCGAGTTCAGGTCTTCCCGCTCCTTTCCGATCCCCCCGGCGTGGTTGCCAATGATCGCCGAAGGCTCGCCTTCGAGGATCTGCATCTTGTCGATCATCACCCCGGCGATGATCGGCAGTGAGCTTTTGGGCATGTCGGCCATTTCCTCAATCATCCGGGAGACTGCCATCCGCCCGGCGGTCCGGCAGTCCCTCGCTATCTCTTTCTTTAACGTTGCTACTTCGCTGGAGTATTTTTCCTCGATCGCGAGGACCGTATGCTCGCTCATCTTGAAGATCCGGGCGCAGGCCCGAACACCCAGGCCCTCGGCCCGAGCCCTCAGCATCTCAGTGATGCGCTCTTCGTCGTGCCTGCACCGAGACAAATCAAAATTTTTGGCGCTCGGCGAGCCGACCAGCAACAGCCGGTCGTCGTCATGAAATGCTAGGTCCATTTGTGGTTTGTGGGGATCCGTAGACATCAAAAAAATTTACAGCCGCGCCGGAACTACCTGGTTGCTCTCCACCCACTCCCACAGATCCGGAGACCAGGAGACCCCCATCGGCTTGCGGACCGGGCGGGAGGGGGATTTGGAGCGTTTGCGGCGGTCCACCATGGTCTCAATCCCTCCCTGGTTGACTAGATGGCGGCAAAACACTGCCGAGTGAGTTTGCCGTGAAAAAATATTGCGACCCCGCGACCAGCGAAGGGGCAGGAGCTGGAGGATGCGGGCGATCATTGCGATCCCTCCGAACGGTCGGCGGCCATGGGAAACGGGAGCGGCTCTTCGGATATCGTCTTGCATGTTTGGCACATTTCAGCGCTTAACACTTGCTGTCAATTGCAAAAAATGCCTAATTGGCAAGATGAACAGGACAATTCTGAGTCTTCAGGCGGCGATGAGCCACCGAAATTGGTCCATGACCGATCTGGCGGCAGCCGCAGATTTGGATGCGTCGATGGTCTCCCGCCTCTTCCGTGGCCGGTTCCCATCCGCCAAAACCATAAAGCGGGTCTTGGGGGCATTCCGAAAAGAGGAGCAACGGGAAATCGTCGTGGCCTGGCTGACAGATCTTGCAGAGATAGCTGGTGTTGACCCAACCAATCTAGTAATCCGCACAGGAAACGGGTGATCTAGCGGCTGCACGCGAGAGGTGTTCGGGATCGGGCGGTGGGCATTACGCAATGAGCTGCGATCTGCTGCCAACGGATCGCCCTGGCAACCACTACGAGGGAGACGTGCGCGACGTGATAGATGATGGTTGGGATCTGATGATCTGCCATCCTCCATGCAAATACCTGAGCGGGTCGGGAATCCACTGGAACAATCGCGGGCGCGGATGGTTGGGCTCTCACTGCTATCACTGGAGCCCCGCATTACTAAATAAAATAAATACACAAAAAAGATTAAATGAGGGTTGACTTGTAAACTTTGGGGTGTAGGTTGGTTGCAGATCGGAGGGACAATCCCAACGACAACACAACGAAAACGAGAAATATAAAAATGAGCAACATCAACTCACACACACCAACTACAGGCCACAAATTCTTCTATGTCGAAACTCAGCACGGGCTCATGTGCTCATTTGAGAAAACATTCGAAGATGTCTGGTTTCAAGAAGATCTAGAATCTGAAGATCCAACCGAAGGACCAGAGGATTCAACCGTCAGCGAGCTCATCGAAGAGGTAAACGCATAATGGATTCGAGACTAACACCGGAGGGGCTAGTCGCAAGGCTAGCCCTTTTGAACGCAAAGGGCGTCTGCCTAGAGGCAGGCGTCGATTACATGCGGTTCAGAAACTGGAAATTCGGGGCTGTAAAAACGCTCTCGGATGACGAGCTGAAGCGCATTGCAAAAGTGTTGGTGGCGCTTTCGCCCAACACCAAATCAGAGGGAAAAGCCCAACGACTAAAACCAACAAAACCAACAAAACAATAAAAACCATGAAAAATCTAAACTACATCACAAATGATCTCGCAGTTTTCGAAGACACAATCATGAGCACCAAAATCGAAGAAATCATTGCAGCAGTCACAGAAGCCGGAACAAAAGCCTACCTGTGGCTCCAAGACGATGCGGGCGACTGCATCCTCTGGCCCGACGAGGCGGCGAGCGTGGACGACGACGGCTCGTCGGCAATCGAGCGGTGGCAACTGACGCCGGAGGAAGTCGAGGAGCTAAACGCCTCTGAGGTCTGCATCGACGAGCACAACTAATGTGCTACGACCAAACATTCGCAGACCGGCTCCGCGCAGCCAAAGGCGACCTCTCCGCGCGAGAGGTCGCCGCGCGCCTGTCGCCGCTCCTGAGTGTGCGGATCGTCGAGCACTGGAATGCAGTTTGATGCAGTTCTAACCGCAATCAAGTCCGCAATCAAAGCGCAATCTAATATGTCTATCATCGTTCGTTCTCCTAAGTTCTCCGCCTACTACACTTATTTCCGATATGCCGGGCAAGCGTATAATCGTAAAACTGGCTTCGACCGTCCTCAAAAATACCAGGGGCTTCCGGCAATCGATCCGGCGGAGTTGAAACTGGTTGGCTACAAACACGCTCTCGCTTTCGAGAAGCGACTCAAATCTCTCCTTGCGGAGAATCGCCTGGGAGAGGCCAATGCTACCAAGTTCCGGGGGGCTCACCTTACTCTAGGGGAGATTCTCGAAGCCTGGCGGGATTACGGTGAGCAGGCCAAGGCCGCCGGAAGGATGAAGGGCTCCACGATCCGGGCCGCCGAGCTGGCATTGCGGCGGGTCGTCAACGAGGTTCACCCAGGAGATCGCGAAAAAATCCACGCCGACAAGGTTGACCGAGGCCTTGTTCTCGATTTTCAGGATGCCAGGCTATCGGCAGCCGGTGATCCCGAGAGCCAGGAGCGGGTGAAAACATCGATCAACTCCACTGTGCGCCAGGCGCGCCAGGTATTTGCCCGGCGGGCGCGCGATCACTACGCCCGCGCAGGCCTCGAAATCCCCTCATCGGTCGAAGGGTTCCTGGCAGCTTCATTCCTCCGCGAGCCACGCGGGGGGTTCAGAGGCATTGAGAGGGAGCAATTGCAGAAGCTCGACAAGTTGGCCGAATCCCTGTACGAGACCCAGGTGGACCTTTTCAGGGCCTATCTCCTGGTGCGGTGCCTCGGTCTGCGAACGGGCGAGATTCTGGCCGCTAAGTGGGGGTGGCTTGAAACAACTCCCGAAGGGCTCGCCATCCTGGCGATCCGCCCCAGGGAAGACTATCGCCCAAAAACCTCCAGAGAGGTGCCCATCCACCTCGAAACACTGGAGCGCCTGGTGCGGGGTGCCGGCGAGTCGGACCCCGACGAATACATCATTCTTCGCGAGGACACACGCCGACGAGCGGGCGGCCCGGCGCATTCCCTTCTATATCGGGCACTTTCGGCGCTCGTCCGGCCCCACGTCCACTCAGAGGCGACAAAGACCTCCTACGAGCTGCGCAAACACGCCGGATCGGCGATCCTCACCCAGACCGACTCGATTGAGGCCGCAGCCGCATTCCTCGGCAACTCGCCCGAGGTTTGCCGCAAAAACTATGCGCGCTACCTGGGGATTTTGCCGACCATTTCATTATGATCAAAATAAATTTCCATCAAGCTTCCAATTCTTTCAGCCCCCGCACCTTTCGAGGAGCGGGGGCTTTTGCGGGCCTCTAATCCGCAAACGCCTGACTAGCCGACTCAAGCGTTTTATTCAGGCTTTCCGCTGCTTCCGGGGAGATGTCCTCCATCAATAGCCCCTCGTAAACCGGAGTGTAAATCTCCCGATGCCAGGCGCTCAGTAGTTTATACCGCTGCATTTGATTGGGAGTCTTCTTGTCATTGGGGATTCTCCGGAGCCCGAAGTATTCACCAGCCAATTGTTGGGCGGTTTCGCCCAACCCTAGCCGCACCCGCGCCCGCGCGGCCTCTTCCTGGCTGATCTCGTAGTTTTGCTGCTCCCGGTAGCCGTAGTCCGAGAAATCAAGAAGCCGGTTTAGGCCGGGGATGCCCGAGATCACCGCTTCGGTTGTTGTTCTGGCCTCTGGGTTGTAACGGACGAAATTCGTCACCGCGGTAGCCCCGGCGGTCCATACAATCATATCTTTCAGTGCAGGCCAGCCTCCAGCCGCCCGTTCCGCGCGGCCAATGATCTGCTGATCACGGAAATCATCGGTCGGATTGCCGCCGCTCAGGTAGGTAACCCATTTCGCCGGGATGCTGGCTATCGGGTTCAGTCCGGGTATCTGGCCCGCCCCGAAGGAAAGAATCTGCGACGGGCTGTGGTCTCGTTCCTTCCCTTCTGCCGCAGACCACGCCGAGAGCATCGCTTTGCGAACGATGCCGCGCAACAACCGGTGAGTTTCATCCAGGGGCACACGGATTCCGACCGGCTTCTTCCCAAAGTCACCCTCATCCTCAGACCAGCCCAACGGGACGACCAGATAGTTCGTTTTCGTGTATTCGGATTTCCCCTCATACCAGTGCTGCAACTCCTCGCCGAAGATCCCCATCTCCGCAAGCACTTGGAGCATCGTCGGCACTCCAACGATCCCGGCAAATCGCATCCACCACGCCGTCCGGCTCCCGCCGCGCTTCCCAGCGCCAACCCGCGCCTTCGATCCGGCTAAGGCGAGGTTCATATCGGAGACAAGTCCCCGCTGGAACACATTCCAGAACGGTAACAGCCCCTGCAAGGAATCAGTATGCTTCCCCTTGGCCCGGAAATTCGGTACCCCGATGTAATTCCTCACATAATGCCCCGCCCTCTCCTTGGGCCAGCCCAGATCCCGCGTCAGTATCCGGTATCCCTCGACTTTTGGGAGCATTTCGAATGTCACCCCCGCGAACTCGATCCCCTTCCCCAGCTTTCGCACGGCCCGCCCGCCGAGCGATGAGAGAATGCGGCCCTTCGGCGCCTCCGGGATCACCCGAAATTTCTCCAGGATGGCCGTGAAGGACTCTTGGTCGTTCCGGGGCAACGCCGAGAATGCTTCCATCGGCGAGCCCAGCATATTCAACTCCAGCATCTCCGAGATCAGAGGGTTCGGGCGGCCTTTCAGGAAATCCCGCGTGGCCTGAAGGCTCTCCGGAATTTCCGCGTTCAGGGCTTCCCGGCCAAACAGATCGCCTATCAGGCGCTTGTAGTTGACGAGAGTCTTCCCTGTCATCTTCAATTGCCCGCCGGGCATATTCACGAGCGCGCGCTGCACATCCTTGTTTGGCGACGAGATCAGCTGAAAGTAAGAATTGTAAGTAATGATGAGCGGATACAAATACTGGCGGAAAAGCAGATTCATCGTCCCCAACACCGCATTCACACGGCCCGGAGTTAATTGCTCGAACATCTCCGCAACATCCTTCGGCACATGATACCCCTTGGCCTTGCCGTCGACCCGCATCTCGATCAACCCGAGATCCGGATCTTCCGGCGCTTTCGGGGATTGTCCTCGACCGTTCCATACCAACGGGGCGGGCTTGATCTCGTCGGGAGCGAACTCGTTCATAAACCCGACCGTCGTCATCTTCGCCTGGTTCTCTTGGATCGCCCGCTTGACCGAGGCCATCTTGAGCACTGAAGAAGTGAACGGGTTGGCCGTATCGGTAAGCGTGCCAAACTGCGCCTTGATCGCCCCGCTTACCCGGTCAGAGACGTGATTCAGCGACACAAACGCCGCATAATTGTAGCGGTTTTTCTGGATCAGCTCCCAGAGATCATCCCCCAGGAGCCCCGCTCCCTTTGCATCGCGCATGACCTTGAAGACCTGATCCTGAAACTTCCGCGCGTAGAACTCCAGATGAGTCATGGTCTCCATCCCGAGCCTCACCCTCATCTCCATCAAAGCCTTCCGCGCCGTCGCCGTCGTCTCGCCGCCCGGATTCGCCAGGCTGGCCCGCCCGCCGCGCTGGCCGGTCTCCGGATCGACCCACGCCTCGTTTGCCACCCGGTTGATCTCCAGAAACTCCCCGAGTTGATGCGTGGAAATCTCCCGTTCCTCAAGGGGCCGCACCACCTTCTCGTGGACATCCTGAATGAACTTGTAGATCCCGCCCTCGGCAAAAGGATGCTCGTCGAAGAACTTCTCCGGGTCGAAATTGGGATTCACCTGGTTGCCCGCGCGCTTCGCCTCTTTGGCGCGCTTCACGATAGGCCAGTAAACATCCCAGAACTCCGTCCGGATGCGGTCATTCAACCCCGTCCAATTGTTGTTGCGGTTCTTCCGCTGCTCCATGGCATCCTTCATGAGCTCATCGCCCGTTGCGTAGCCAGCGAGGCGCTTATTCCGGCGCTTCTCGATCACCTGCCGATAAGGCCTGTTGAGGAAATCCCACGTTGAGAAAAATTCCTGCTTTGCCTCGGGTGAGCGGTCCAGGTAGCCAAAGAATGAATCCCAAAACTTCGGAGCCCGCGTCTTAAGTTCCCTCGGGGCCGAAAGCAACACGCTCAACGCCTCCGCATACAGCTCCACGCCCGAGTGTCGATACTTGAGATAGGTCTCGGTCGCAGTTGCCGGGTCGAAAGGGTGCCACCACCGGGTCAACTCCTTGAGTTCGTTGCCGACCTGTTCCGTGGTGATCAGATCGCGCTCATCCATCGCCACCTCGACCTCCTCCTTGTAGAGTCGGGATACCTCGGCATTCCAGTCCGCCACCGCAGACTCCGCATCCTTCGGGGGCCGTGGGCCTGCCTTTGATACAGCCACCGAGCGCAGCCCAGCGCGGTCTTTTGGAGTGAGCGCCTGGCTCGGGTCTTTCGGCAGCCGGTCGATGGATCGCGCCAGGTATTCGCGCAGCTTGCCGATCCGGCCCAGGATATTCCCGCGATTCATCGTGCCCTCGTCCAGGAAATCGATTAAGTGCCCGATCTCGTGTGAGATCGTCCGCTCCGCCATCCGGTAGTTCTGGAAGATCCGGGGATCGATGACGATTTGAGCCGCATTGAAAGGGCTTCCTGGCCGGAAATACCCGCTCGCCTTGGGGAGGCGCTTGAGGATCGGCCCCTCCGCCTGGAGAGCCTTCACCAGATCGACCAGCTCCGGCATCTCGATAGCGCTGATCTTCTCCAGGCCACCCATCCCGGTCTTGATCCAGCCCTTATCCGGGGCCGGGTCTGGCATATCGCCCTGGAGCTTCTTTGGCGGAGCCCCGAACCGCACCGCGAGCGGTTGCACATCGGGCACCCCATCCGTGTAGTAAGGCCCGACCGGCTCCGGGGGTTGCTCCTCGCCCTCGGCGTAGGGCTTGCCCTCTTCGCGCAACTGCTTGCCGCGCAGCTTTACGGAGAAATTCTTTTTTGGCTCACTGAGTATTCCGGCCTCGTAGGCGCTGGGCACCTCTCCGCTTGCCGCATCTTGTAGATATACCTGGCCGCCGGTGGCCGAACGGATTTGATCTGCTAGACTCCGAAGCGGGAGAAGCGTGCGCTCGGCGGTATCGATAAGGATTACGGAGGAAGCCCCCTGATTACTGGAGAAGGTGGCAATTTCCCGGATCGATGCACCCACACCGTTGCTTTCATCCCAATGCGGAAGACGCTTGGCAGCCACGATCCTGTTTTGAATGTTCAGGAAAATCCCATACAGCCGGGTTTCTTTACTTTGGCGCAGGGTATTCATCAACGCTGCTGTTTGCTTGGTCAAAGTTCCCGCCCCACTCGCAGTAAATTGGAACAAATCATCCCGTGGCACTGCTTCCCACGCCAGGGTTTTGTCGGATTTAACCTTCGTTTCCCTGTCTTTCGAGACCTCAAAATACTTATTCGTATCAGTCACCAGCACCTCCACCTGGTCGGTAGTGAGGCCGCGCAGGCTGGCCTGCTTCACTCGGTTCAGGAACACATTACGATCCTCCTGCGATGGATTCACATCGCCGCTGGGGTGATTGTGCACATCGTAAACCTTCAAATGCTCTACGGGCACCGTGCGCAGCGCCGAATCCATTACCCTGGCGAAGGCTGCCGGATCCGCGATAGACGAGGACAAAGCGCCGATCCCCCCGATCTCGTTGGCTACGACCTTGCCCGTGCGGGTATCGACGGCGGTGATTGTGTCGATCTCGCGAAGATGGTTGGATAGCTCCATCCGCAGGGCGGCCATATCTGCCGGGCCTCTCACGATCTTCCCGTGGGGATTCCATCCGGCCACATTGCCAGTAATCGCCTTCGAGACCCAGGCCGTGATCGTCTCCCCGGCCTCCAGTGCTTGCTTTAGTGCTTGCGGGTTGCCCCGTAGGGCTGCCTCGGGGTGTGCGTGAACGTCCCTGGGCGCAGGGGGCCGTCCAGTGTTACCCGGCGCACCTCCTCCGGCACCTCCTCCCTGGGAGAAGAGGGGGCCTTGCCCCTTGTCGCCGAGGTCGAGGTCGAGGTCGAACTGGTAGGATCTTCCCGATTGTCTGATTCGTTCGATTTCACGTAACTTATTGTAAGTATCCTCAAAAATCTGGTTTTGTCGAGTCGGATCTGCTACCTGTTCGGCCATTGATCGCACCGCCGCGTAGCGGTGGGCTGCCTCGAAGAGGCTTATCTGGCCATCGGCAGCCGGTTGGGCACCGAATAGATCCACCTGGGTTTGCAGCTCCTCACCCCGCAGCCGGGCCGCCGCACCCGCCTTGAGTTTCTGGCGCATATCTTCCAGCTCGCGCTGGCTGGCATCCGCTCCGGCGGGTTGGTAGAAGTCAAAATCCTGCTGGCCCAGCTTGCGCTGGAGCAGTTCCATCTCCCGCGTTTGTCCTGGCGTCAAAGTCCTCCCACCCAGCACCCGCTTTTGCAGTTGGTTGAGTTGCAGCGCCTCATTGGGCGAGAGCCCCTGCCCATACCCTTGCCGTTCTTCCCCCACGACGCCCCCCTGGTTTTCGCGCGCTGGCCCGACCTCCATCCGCTCGACCGTGGCCTGGGGGTCGAAGTCTTCTGCGCTCAGAGATCGCAGGATCTCGTCATCGGTGGCAAAGTTCTTGGCCCGGTTCTCCAGCTCGACCAGTGCCTCCACGCGGGCGCGCAGGGTTTCGGTATCGCCGGGGTCCACGCCCATCTTGCGGGCCAGCTCGGGGTTGTTGAGCGCCCCGCGCACCGAGAGGATTCTCTCCCGCGCGGCCCGTTGCAGGGCGATGGCTGCATCGCTCGTGCGTTCCATTGCCTGCATTGCGGAGTCATCCGCGCCGAACAGGTCACTCTGGTCGCCGGTGCCTGCGGCGCCGCGCTCCCGCGCCGCCAGTTGCAGATCCGCGCGGATCTCCGCCGGGCTCCGCCCCTTGGCGGACTGCTTGATCCCCAGTGCTTGGAGCCCGGCATCGCCTGGGGCGGTAGTGGCGATCGCCGCCGCCGCCTCCGGGCTTATTTGCTCGTTCGTGAAGGCGTCGAAAAGGTTATCTTCGGCCTCGATTCCAATGGTCGCAGCTTTCCGGCCTCTAGCGCCGATTTGTCTTGCTCTCTCCATCGCAGCATCCGCGCCGTATGCTGCTGCTTCGTTTCGTATGAATTTTGCTTGGTCATAAATGTTTCCTTTGCCATCGGCGATGTTGATTTCGGCGGCGTAGGCCCGCGCATCCCCGGCGCTCACCCCATCCGCTTCGCGTAATACTTGCACATTTACAGTATCCACTCCCTTGCGTTTGGCAAACTCCATTCGGTGGTGCCCGTTCGCCACGATGAAGCGTTCGCCTGGTCCCAGCTCGTAGGCCTTGGGGTCCACCGGCTCCCACACCAGGAGGTTGCCGCCCTTGTAGGGGTCCCAATCGGCAGTGTCGGCCAGACGGTCCTCGGCATTCACCCCGGTCTCGGCCTCCTCGATCCGTTTGAATTGCATTAAATCCGGGCGCACGGCGATCTCCTGAAGCGGGTTTGCCTCGATCACCTGCCCCTCGGCCAGGGTAGCCTTGGCACCGGCGGCGGGCACCATCACATTGCGCAGCGCCTCGGGCGGGGGTATCGGTGGCTGCCACTGCACCGCACCGGTCTCGGGGGCCGGGGCCTCCACGGGCGAGCCTCCGCCGGTATCCATCTCGCTGTATTCAATATCATCCACCGCGCGGCCACCGATCTCATCGGCGGGCATCACCACCGGCGGCTGCTCTGCCGGGGTCACGGCCTCGCGGCGGTTCTGCTGGTCGATCTTGGCCTCCACCTCGGCGCGCGGGTCACGGGCCGCTGGGGGCGGTTCTGCTTGCGCTGGTGGGCCTGCATCGGTGAGCTCCGGGGTCGAATTGCTTACATTCTTGGCGTTAGCGGCCTTCCAGTCCTCATAGCGGGCTTTCGCCTGCTTCATCGTCTTCACATCCTCCCAGCCTTTCTCCCGCCGCAGCCTGTTCAGGAATCGAACCTGGCCAAATTTCCGCAGCCCGATCCCGAAAACGGCATCGATCCCACCCGCCTCCAGTGCAGCGTTCAATCGGTTGGGTTCGAGCCCTGCGGCCTCGGCGATCATCGATGGCACATACTCCGGCCCCTGCGCCGCGCCTATGGCCGTGGAGACCGCCGCCTGTGCGCCGATTCCCTTCACCGAGAGGGCTGACACCCCCAACCGCCGCAGGGCGGCATTGCCCAGGGCGATGTAGGGCAAAGTAGTGCCGAGGAATCGGTTCCATTGCTGTTCATCCCCATAGGCGATTGTCGCCAGTGCCCGATTATCCGCTGAGAGAAGACTGTCTTGCGTCAATTCACTGACCCCTTTCTTCAGCGAACCCAAGAAACCGCCGCCCTTCTCCGCATCGCCCGGCTTCCACTGATTCGCGAGATCGGTCAACGGCCCCGCGCCCATCGGCCCGGCTATTGCCAAGCCCTGCGCCGTACTCTCCTTGAGGAAAGTCTTTGCCTTCCTAATATTCAGACGGGCCAAATCCACCCGCTGCCGATTCAGGGTCTTCAGCACACCCAAGAAACCGGGTTCCTTCAGCGAATCGTCTGTCAACTCATCCATGATCTCATGCTCCTCCCGCACATCATCGAACGTTGACGTTGGGTATCCCCGGTCTTTTAGAATATCCTGAGCGCGCGACTTGACAGCTTTTGTCATCTCCTCGACCCGCTCCGGGGCCGCCTGTTCCAGGAGCGCATACGTCCCGAGGAGATTCTTCTGATCCATCGCCGAGAAGTCGGGCAGATCCCCACCCCCGCGCACGTCGGCGATCAGCTTCTCAGTTTCAGGATAGTAGAGGGGGCGCTTGACTGCCGGGATCTCCACCTCCCGCTCGCGGGGCATCATCCCGAAGCCTCCATCGGTAATCATATCGGTGCGGGTCTCCTTGCGCGCGGGCGCAACCTCCACGCTGAAAACATCCTGGTATTTCTCGCGGATTCCGCTTTGCAGCTTATCGATCACCCCCTGGCGCTCCTCTTTGCTGCCCGCATTCCACTGCTCCGGGGTGAAGTTCTGCGCCACTGCCTCCAGCACCAGACCGGGCAGCGCCGTCGCGCGGGCTACCGGGTCCGCTCCGGGCAGGCCCATCTCTTCGATTAGTCCGGGTATCCGGTTCTGCTCATCGCTGGCCACCGGTTCAGAATATCAGCCCATCCATATTGAAAGCTCCGCCCGTGGGGGCCGCCTGGGGCGGGGGCGCTGTAGCGGCATTGCCCATCTGCGCACCTCCACCCAATGCGGCTTCTTTCGCGGCCAGCTCTTGACGCTTTTCTTGTATTTTCTTGTTCACGTCGTCGCGGGTCGTCCGCAGAAAGTTCGGCCCCATCGGGTCGGTCGGTGTCTTCGCTGCCTGCTTTTGCAGCTCGGCGATTTCACTCCTCAGAATGGCCACCCGCTTCACATAGGTCTCGCGCACCAACGGATCCAGTCCATCACTTTGCGAGCGGAGCGGCTTCCAAGAATCTCCATCCAGGTAGAAGCGCCCGTCCGCGCTCATCGTCGGGCCGCCCTCCTGAGGCGGGGCTACTGCATCATCCTGCGGGATTAGTTGGGCGCTGCTCGGCGAGGTCGTCATCGCTTGGCGGCCACCGGCCATATCCACAATCTCCGGCGAGAAGGCTGGCTTTTGCGACGCTCCGCCGTAGCGGGTGATCATCTCCGGGGTCAGGGTCACGCCCATCCGGCGGGCCTGGCCTGCTGGGCTTTCGGCAAATCGCTTTGCCAGGGCTTGCGCTTCGGGGGTCAGCACACCCTTGCCCTCGCCGTCGGCTGTGCGCAGGAGGCGGTCGGCTAGCGTGTTCACCTTCTGCCGCTCATTGAGTGCTTGCTTTTGCGCGGCCTGAATCATCGCCGTCTCGCCGATTTGGCTTTTCATCTTAAGCGCTTGCGTGGCTCCCAGGATGTCGTTGGTCGAGTAGTCGTCCATATTCGCCGGGTCGATTCCCAGGCTTGCGGCCAGGTCGGGATCCGCATCAATCATGTTGCGAAAGGCCTTGGCCACTCCATCCTTCTTCTTGCGGTCCTCCGCCAGAAACGCCCCTTGCGAGATTCCCCTGCCGATGCTGTTCCCCATGCTGGCGATTCCCGCACCGGTGGCGCGGCCCCCTTCGCGGATGGAGCGCGAGGCGCTGTCGTAAGAATTGGCGAGGATCGCTCCGACTTGGTTTTGGCTAGGCATGACTTTTACTGGTTGGGAGGTTTGGGAAGTTAAGAGGTTTTAGCGCACTTTTGCGTAATCCACGGCCAGGAGGCCGTCTAGGTCGATCACGGCATCCGGGGCCAGGTCGATGATTTCCTGGGCCATTACGCCTTCGCGGCGGGTCGGGTCGCCTTTGTAGTGGTAGCTATACCAGGGCAGGCCGCCCGGTGTGGTGCCTTTGCGGGTGATGTTCTCTTTTAATCTTTGGTCGCTCATTGCTAATCCCATCAAGGCCATCCCTCCTAAACTCCCGAAGGCGCTCATTGCCCCGGCGCTTTTCGAGGCGCTGGCCGCGTTGTTCGCCGCGTCCATTTGCATCTGGCCGCCGTAGAGCGAGGCCAGGAGGTTGGCCTCGTTGTTGTATCCGGCAAAGGCTCCCTCGTAGTTTTGCGAGAATAGGCCACTGGCGTATTGGCTGCCCGCCGGGGCTTGCCCGGTGAGGCTTGCAGCGTAGCCTGCGCTCGCCGGGGTCGGGTTCAGCAGGGTATCGCTGATCGCTCCACTCATCCCGAGCGCGCGGTTGCGGGCCTCCTGGTCGCGCGATTCTCCCACCTGGTCCACCTGGAGCGCAAACTGGCGGCGCTGGTCCTGTGCCTGGCGGCCCATGCCGTAGGTCTGGAGGAGTTCATCGCCGATGGCCGCATTCCCGCGTACCATACCCCGGTCATTGTAGGCGGTGCGGCTGGCTTGCTGGATGAGGCGGTTCTCGTCATCGGTCAGCCCCATACCGGCGTCAAGGCCTTCGATGGCTCCGGCTTCCAGGCGCTTGAGTATCTCGCTCGATTCGGGAGCCTGGTAAAGCGAATCATAGAGACCGCGAATCTCGTTGGCATAGTGTTGGCCGTAGTCGTTGAGCCGGTTCAGCCCTTGCTGAGTCTCCCGCCAGCGGGCCGTGCCAAAGGTGTTCACCAGGCCTTCGTCGCCCAGCATCCCGTCGCGCATCAAGCCGAGGGTTTGCTGGTAGAATTGAGGCGAGTATTGCAGCAGGGTGTCGAGTTCCCCACCGAGGTCACGCGGGGCGGGGGCCTGGAGCCCTTCAAACATACTGTAAATCGTTCCGGGGTCCGAGAAATCCGGCCCGCTCGGGTCCGCGTTGGAGGCCTGCGCGGCCTTTTGCCGCTCGTATACTTCTGCTCGTCCTTTTGCCATAATATCGTATCTCCTAATTTTGCGTGCTACGCCACCCGCACCTGGATCACTGACCCATTGCGGTAAAGTTCGCCCACGGCCACGCCACCCGAGTCGGCGGCGGCATCGTTGGCATAGTCATCGAGCCCCGTGGACCAGTCCGAGATCTTTGCCGGGGTCACTGCAGCGGCGGCGATCTTCGCGCTGCTCACTGCATCGTCATCGAGCGTGGCCACCAGATCGCTCACCAGTTGGTTCAGGCGGGCGTTGTCCACATCCTCGATACCCGAGAGCAGTTTGTTCCAGGCCACTGTGATTTCACCGGCCATCTCAGCTCACCTCCTCACCGTTGAGGATGCGCGTCACTTCGCTCGCCGGGAAGATCGCACCGCCCTGGAATTGTAGATCCCAAGAGCTGATTGTCTGCATCCCGCCGATCATGAGCGGCACGCTCAGATCCACCGATCCCTCGACCAGTTCAAAGTCTGCGCGAAAGCTGCGCATCGCCATAAACTGCTCATCGCTCAATCCCAGGGTGGTCTTGAGCAGGTCGTAGTTATCCCACACCAGCTTTTGCGCCGGGGTGAGCAGCGCCCGGAATTGGGTCTTGCTCACCATCGGGTAATCCGGCGCGCCGGAAGGCGGCGCGGGGGGGGCCGTAAAGGTTCCCTGGCTGGAGTCGTAGGTCGCGCCGAGTTGCGGGGTCTGACCCTCCGAGAGGAGGATCAACGCCGCCGAATCCTCAAGTTTGGTGCTGGTAAAAAGGCTCATCACTTTGTTGGAGCCATCCGTCTGTGCATATCGATAATTCATAAGTTTCCCCGATCAGTAGTATTCAACGATTTCCCACGAGAAGGTCTTTTGGCTCCCCGAGGTGTTATAGATTTGGATCGAGGTCGAGGTAGCAATCTGGAGAATAGCCCCCGCCTCTATCGAGATCGAGGCCTTGCCCGTGTCGTATGAGGTCACGTTTATGATGATGCTGATACCGGCGGCGAGCGGGAACGCGCCCCGTTGCACGCTCCGAACCGAGCTTGGCAGGTGATTGTGTGCGTTTACGTCCGCCATGTTATGAAATCCTCCATACAGTTCCGTCCCAATGGAACCAGACCACAAGATCCTCGTGGTCGATGATGATGCGGTCACCCGCCGTATTGTCCTCCACCGCGTCCGTGGTCGGGTCCACTGCGATCTGGCGATCACTGGCCGCGTTGAGGAGTTTGAAGCCTATTGGCCCCCGCCCGCTCGTCGGCAGCGTGGCCACGAGCGTCGTGCTCGCGTCCGGGGTCACAAAGTAGAGGTAGCCCGCCACCGCCGTAAAGTCGCCGCTCTGCGTCGAGCTGGTAGCCATCGCCGTAGCCGGGTCGATGACGATTTCGTTGGCCACGATCTTGAGCCCATTGCCCACGAGGCCGGCCACCGGGAGGAGTTCCTCCAGCAGCGCCTCAAATTGGGCCTTGCTCATCGGATCGGGCACCGTGATGTGTGTTTGAAAGGTTGGCATAGGTTTTTGTTGGTTACGTTGTTAATCGGGAGGTGGGCAGGGGGGCGGCTCCGGCCTCTATGTCGCATACCCGCACCCGCCCCTGAGCGTTGCGGATGGAGATGGCCAGCCCGGTCGCCGTCCGGCGGCAGGGCAGGGGCAGGGTCCAGCGCTGCATCCGTTGCAGCAGCATCCCGCTTCCCAGGTTAAAGTCGGTATCGGTCGGCGCGTAGTAGTCCTGCCGGTGGGGCAGTTCCCAGGTATCGGCTGCGTTGTCGATGGCCGTGTCGGTCTGGTGCGCGTGCACGAAGCGATCCGTGCGGCGGGTCAGCCCGTTAATCGGCGAGAGCACACTCTCCCCCACACCCTGCGTCTCCACATACACCGTCAGGCTCGGATGCACCGTCTCCAGCGTTGCCCGCAGCGAGAGCCACCGCTTGCGCTCCGGGTAGCCCGCCCGGTAGAAACGGCTATCCAGGCGGAAAGGGATTTGCTCCTGCGGCCCACCGGTAGCAAAGGCCGGGTTGTCATCGGCCAGGGTCGTGTATTCGTAGGCCAGGATATAGCCATTGGGGTGCACCGCACCCAACACGTCGCGCCCGAGGTATTGGAACCGGATCCACCGGTCCACCGCAAAGCCCTCAACCGCCGCAAAGGTATCCACACTCACCCACGCCTGGCGCAGCAGGTCATAGACCAGCACCGTGTCGTTGATCGTGCTATCGTCCAGCGGCACCGCCAGGTAATACTTGTTGTCGAAGTAGGCTGCCTGGGCGCTGGAGGCATAGCGCCAATTGATCCGGTCGATGATCGGCTGAATCGGGCGCGAGATCGGCAGGTCGCGCAGTTGCGAGCGCGTTTGGTCCACCATCGTCAGGGCGAAGACACCCCCATCGGAGAGGAAGAACACATCCGGCCCCACATCCACCACCGTATCCCCGGCGATGCACCCGCGCGAGGAGTTGATCAGGGTCAGGCGCGAGTTTGTGGCGGGATCGCCGTAAACATCCTTGAGCCCCCATATCTGCCGGGATTTGAAAAGCAGCAGCGTCGTCTCGTTAAAGGGGAAGATCCGCACCAGGTTGCTCTCATCCCCCTCATTGATCGAGAAGTCCGAGAGCGTGGCAAAGGTCGAGGAGAGCACATCGGAGTATTGCAGCCGGTCGCGCCCGTAGAGCACCCACAAACGGTTTTGGAAGTAGAGCCCGTCAAACCCATTCTCGATGGCGCTCCCAGGGTAATCCTGGAAGTCGTTGGTAAAGTCACCATCCCACTTCAGCGGGGCCGCATCGATCCCCCGCAGGAGCACGATTTGGTTAAAGGCCTGCACCACCCGCACCGGCCCGCTGATCTCCTCGCCTGTCGGGTAGCTCAGAGTCTCCTCCGGGTAGCCCGAGCGCAGCAGGGTCGTCTGGTCCGCAAAGACCCGCACCGACCAGGCGGCCCCATCCGGGTCGCGGTATTCCCCCGTGCCGTAAACCTTGCGGTTAAGGATGTCATCCCAGGTCACGGGGAAGGTGATCGGGAACTCCACGCCGAAATCCCCCTGCCCCAGCACCCACGAGAGCCCCTTGCGCGTCACAGCCTCGCCATTCTCGATTCGGCAATTCTCCGCATAGCGGTAGAAGCCAGGCCGCAGCTCATCGGGCGGGGCAAAGGCATCCATCCCCAGGAAGCCCTGATCCCCGTCGCGCAGTGGTAACTGTTTTTGGCCTAGCATTAAATTCGTGCGATTCTTATTGAACGAGAGAAGCTCCGGTGGTGACTCCGTTTATAGTTGCCTCGGATCCTGCACCAAACCCTGCGGCACCCGCCTGCACAGCGTTGCCGCTGGCTGAGTTTACTGAGTCGATAGACTTATTGATCGTATCAAAGCTGCGAACCGTTGCGTAACCAGCGATTATAGTCCAAACATCAACGCCCATGTCCTGAGCTGTGCTGGTTGCCTGGATAAAGTATTTTGCGAAAACATCGAATGAATCCGGTCTCCCGATTGGTATTTCATGTGTGCCGTGTTCCGCAGCAATCTTCACTACATTATTCT